AAGCGGGACAGCTCGGCATCGGCGCCCGACGTGTCGATGGTGGGTTTGAGCACCGGGTTGGGGGTGGCCGCTACCCGGTCGGCGAACGCCTGCCAGTCCCGGCCGCGCTGCTCGATCGCTTCTTTGGAGGCGGCGTTGCCCTCGGCGGCTCGGCGGTTCACCTCGGACTCCACCTCTAGGGCGAGGTCGGCGGCTTTCTTGTTCTCGTCGGTGAGGGTCTTACGCTCTTGGAGCTTCCCGAGGAGAGCATCCATGTGCGACCCTTGGGCGTCGGTGATCGTGCCGGTTTCCCGCTCGGCGGCGAGGTTCTCGTTGGCCCAATCCCGGCGCTCTTGGCGCTTCTGATTGCCGATCGTGAGGGCGGTGTTAATGGCCTCCTCGTCGCCTGCCATGGCGAGGATGTAGGTGGACGCGTCCAACCCGAGGGCGGCCGCTTCCTTCCGGAGTCGTTTCTCCTCCTCGGCCCGCTCGGGGTTAAAGATCAGGTCGTTTGCTTCCGCGATGATCTGGGCCTCATCGAGGTAGTTCCGCCCCTCCTCGGCGGCGCTCTTGTACATGTCTTTGAACTTCTCTTTGAGGGCGTCGGACTCGGCTTGGGCATCCTGCAACGAGGTGATCAGGGCGCCCGCACCGGCCGCGGCGAGGATGCCCACGAGGGCGCCGCCCGGACCGAACCCCGAGAACGCATTGGCGAGGGACTCTTGCACGACATCGCCCACGTCGGACCATTCACCCGAGAACGAGGCGGCGCCCTCCCGGGCGGTCGAGGTCACTTCATCTTTGGCCTCATTGGCGCCCCGCTTGATACCGTCATGGGCATCATCGGCGGAGCGCTTCACCCCGGAATAGGAGTCTCGAAACTCCCGCTCGATGTCCCGGGCGGTGTCCTTGACTTCATCGCCGAGCCGCTCGGTCTGGCGCTGGGCGTCCCGCATGCCATCTTCGAGCTGCTCGGGCCCACGGGAGTTGGCGAGCTTATCGAGTGCCTCGATCGAGGTTTTCACCGGGGCGATAACCCCGGTCTCTATGCCCTGCTTGAACGCTTTGGTTTCGGACGCGATGCCGACAGAGAATGTCTTACCCGCCACGGGTTATCCTCGTGCTTTCTCGAATAGGTCGGCCACGGTGCGGTAGGCGGTCTGGGCCCACAGTGAAGCGATGCGCGGCACCACCGCCCCCACGGCCGGGTGAATCACGTACCCGCCGCGGCGGGGGCTCGGGAAGGTGGAGCCCATACGGCGGTTGTACCGCTTGCCCTTCCGGCTCCGGGTGGCGACCATGGTTCCGGGTGCGGCTCCGAACTCGGCGCCCGCGGCGACCATTGAGGGCTTGGTCCCGGAGGAGAGCCGCCCGACGCCGGCCGATTTGAGCATCACGTTGGCGCGTGAGGCGGAGACCCGGGCCGAGTCGGCGAGCACCCGGTGTTGCAACCGGGTGCTCGCACGGTCCCTGACTTCCTCCTGCCACACCGGCTCGGCGTGCTGGCGGGTCTGGGCGTTGAGCTGCTTGGACAGCTCGGGCTCGAGATTTGCGGCCACCGCGGCCACGAGCTGTAGGTCCTTGGAGACCAACAGGGAGATTCGGCCCGAGCTGGCCACCGCTAGATCACAGCGCCGAGAACGGGCTTATCGCACGGGAGGGAGACCGAACCCGTGGCGACCGCCGAGCCCGCCCCGCCGATCGCGCCGGGAACGATGGTGACGTTTGCGGTCACCTTGGGGCCACCCGCAACGGGCGTGAACTCCATGGCGACCGTGGTTCCCTCGGCCGTCAGGAGGTAGCGGGAGAGCGCCCCGGTGGTGTTCCAGTCCTGCGCATAGCCGATGTCCACCGACCAGTCGGAGCCGCCCGAGACCGGGTAGCGGGCGGCGGGGGTGAGACCACGGAAAATGGCCGTGATCGGGGTGGGCTTGAACTCCACCGAGTTCACGGCGAGTTCGTGGTTGTCGGCGCCGATCTTGACCAGCGCGTTGCCCATGATAAAGGGCTTGGGAACGACGGTTGCCATTAGGCGGTTTCCTTTCGGGATGTGATGACAGTGAGGGTGATGTCCCAGCCGAGGTAGCGATCCACCACCGAGACCTTTTCGGCCTCGGTCCACGTGATCGCCTCGTGGCCGTCGAGGGCGGTGAGGAGTTCCACAACGGCCGTGTCCAACGCCTCCTCGGCGATCGCCTCGGTTTCGTGGTGGTCCGCGAGGGTCAGGATCACGGTGTTTCGCACGTGCCCGACCGGGGCCTCTGCGAGGGGTTCCATCCGGAGGTGCTTGACCACCACCGTTGGGCGGTCGATGGTCTGCGGCATCGTCTGGTTGGGGATGAGGCGGAACGCCTCCGGGATGGTGACGTGGGCCCGGATGTACTCCCGGACGCTCTCCGGGCTATCCGACATCGAAGCTCCCTCCGGTCGGGCGGATGATCGCCCGGATGGTCTTGTCGAGGGGGCGGGGCGTGAACGTGAACCCGTCCACCCCGACATCGCCATCCGAGGAGACCCGACCCGCGTTCCACAGGTTCACCGCTTGGGAGAGCTGGGCGTAGACGTAGCGGCGGAGCGGGTCGGCGGGCGGGTCGAGGGCGAGCCCGTCGAGCACCGCGGCGATCGCCGCGGCCGAGTAGCCGAGCGATTCGAGGAGCGCCGTGATCTGCTCGGGCGCCTCCTCGGGGTCGGGGGCGTAGGCGATGACCTGCTCACGGGCGGTTTCGAGCACGAGTGAACAGACTTCGAGGTTGGACATCGGCGCGTCAGGCCATGCCGCGGCGAGCCTCTCTTGTGCTGTGTTGGCCTCCTCGGGCGTGGTGCCCTCGACCGTGAACCATTCAGCCATCGCCTACGCTCCCGGGTCTCAGGCGTCCGCCGTGCCGATCTTGACGATGGCCTCCGGACGCTTGACGAACTTCTGGAGGTAGCCGTGCACGGCGCGATCCACCCCGCCCTTGGCGAGGTCGAGGGCGTCCACGGTGAGCGGGCCACCGGGCAGCTCGTCGAAGTCAATCGCCTGCTTGGCGCCGACGATGACCGAGGGGGTGTTGTCGATGCCGGTGTCACCCTCGACCACCTGCACGTTGCCATCCACGGTGCCACCGGAGGCGGTGGTCACCACGAGGGACACGAACGCGGGGAGGTTCTCCTCACCGCCCGCGGCGTAGGCCATCTGCTCGTAGGCGAGCTCGTTGGCGATCGCGTAGGTGGGAACATCCTTCCGGCCATCCGCCTTGCGGCGCTTCACCGCGAGGATGCCCTGAATGAGCTGACCCACGGCCACCGGGTACTTGTTCGAGTACTTGGCCGTTGCCGCGGCGACCGGGTTCCCGGCCGTGGCGATGATCAGGGCGAGAGCCTCCATGTCCGACCAGTAGAGGTGGTCCTCGGCGATGAGCCCGAACCACGCCGCCACGGTCTCGGCGCCGCCGGGCAGGTCGAAGAACTCCCGGCCGAGCTTGTTCCCGATGGCGAACCGGGCGACGGTCGAGTTGATCGTCTTGGTGAACCCCTGCCCGCTCTTGACGTCGGCGAGGTTGCCCGCCCACGAGCCGTCGAGGTGATCCACCTCTCCTGCCTCGTTGGCGCCGCGGCCGATCTGGTAGCCGCTCTTGCCTCCCGCGCTGATGTCGGTGCCGAGGTTGTGAAGCTGGATGTACTCCCGGACGTAGGAGACACCGTTGTAGACCTCTCCCAGCCATGCCGGGCGGAGCACGCCCGCGGCGGGGAGCTGGGCGGCGCCGCCGCCGCTCATGGTCACGTTCGAGAGGGCGGCGAGGAGGGTGTGATCCTCGACCGACGCGAGCCCCGCCTTGACGCGGGAGAACGCGGCGAACAGGGTTCCGGCCGATGCGGTCTCCCGCGGGCTCGTGGTCGCCGGGCTCGTGGCCGCGGGCGGGGTCGAGCCCGACGCGAGGAGGGTGGTGGGAACCGAACCGGGAGCGGGGGTGCTCGTCGCCTCGGCGGTGGTGGTGGCGGTCAAAGTGCCGTTCCCTTCGATGGTGGGTTCCGGCGCCTCGGTCGAGGCGACGGGCTCGTAGACCGCGGCGCCATCGGGCGTCGTCACGGTCACGTCTACGGGGAGCACCTCGGCATCGATGGTGAGGTGCTCCGGGTCGGTGGTCTCCTCGGCCGGGGGTACGGGGGTGTTCTCCCCGGCCGAGGAGGGTTCGGTGTCGGGCGCCGCCGCGAGGAGGGTGGCACCCGGGAATGCGGGTTGGTCAACGATCGCGGCTCCGAACACCCGCCCGGACACGGCGCGCCCGTTGCGGATCTTCACATCGGATGCCTCAACCGAGAGGTTCCGACGCTTCCCGGATCGGGCCTCGTCGCGCGCTTTGATACCCTCGGGCGTCGAGGCGAACCGCATGGCGTAGAGGATGCCCGCCTCGGGCTGTTCCCACACCCGCTCGAACCCGCCGACCACCCGCTCCCGTTCGTGGTCGGTGTTGACCGACATCCCGGTCACGTCGGCGGGCAGCTCGAACACGCCCGGGTCAACCGTGAACGTGCCGAGGTTGGAGCGTGCCTCGACCCCGTAGGGCACGAGGAGCCCGGTGGCGAGCATGTCGTCGTGCTCGGCGAACAGCAGGGTTCCCGCGTCGATGGTGACGGTTGCGTTGGTCATTAGTCCTCCGAGGTCGGGTTGGTGTCGGGGGTCTGCGGCGCGGTCCGCCACGAGACATCGGCGCGGATCGAGCGGCCGGGCTTGCACACGTCATCGAGGGACAGCCGGGCCTCGATCGCCTGCACGAACCGGACGGTTCCGAAGTCGTACAGCTCGGCCCGCTTCGAGCCGTCGTTGGTGTAGTTGAGGTCCGAGCCGCCGCCATCCTTGGCGCCCTCGATGATCGAGGCGGGCACGGCGGAGTGGTTGGCCAAGTCGAGGCGGACCGCGTTCCGCCCTTTCTCGAACAGGTCGGCGGAGACCTGCCCGAGGGCCCGCACGTCGAGGAACGATTGCGTTACGGCGGTCTGTCCGCCCGAGCGCTTGCGGTTCTCGTTCCACTGGTCTACGAGCTTGGTCTTTTCGCGCTTGGTCATCCCGTTGTAGGCGGGGTCGTTGATGTGCAGGTCGGTCGCCGGGATCGGGTTTTCTACCCGCTCCATCCACGCCCGTTCGATCGAACGGGCGGCTCGGACGGTATCGGCCGCGTCGATCAGTAGACCGTTCTCACCGAACCCGAGCGGGATGGCCACCGGGAGGGCGTGATACTCGGCCGGGATGGTCGAGTCGAGCACCACCCGGCCGTTGTTCGGGTCGATACCCCACAGCCCGGCCGGGATGTGGAGGGCGTCAACGCCCTCCTCCCACGGGTTGCCCGTGAACGCGAGACACGCCCACCCGGACATGAACAGGTCGGAGGCGACCCCGAACATGCGGTGATACGGGGAGACCCCGGACCGACTCGACAGGAGCCACCCGGGCTGGTCGGCCGCTTTGGTGTCGCCCTCGAACTCGAACCACGAGGCGCCCGCCACGATCGAGGCGTGAATCCCGTGTGCCCGCTTGACCCCGGGCACCCGTAGGGCGCTCTCCCGGGTCACCACCTCGGCATCATCGGCGCCGATGATCTGGGCGGTGAACGTGGCGAGAGCGTCGGACGGCGGCGCCCACGGTGTTTGGATGCCCACCGATGGAGCGGCTACGGCCGAGCCGCCGATAAGTCTTGACCAGAATCCCACGATCGAAACCGTAGCACGCGTTTGGAGGTTTCCTACAACAGATCACCTAGCCGGCATGTCGGATTCCTACAAGCGGCGTTTGGTTGTCGCTACAACAGGTTCCACAGGAGCCAACGAGAGAGCCGCCCACGGTTTCCCGTGGGCGGCTCTAGGGGTAGTTCGAGGCGGCTAGCCGAATGTCACTTCTACCTTGGGTTTCTTCTTGGTCTCGGGCAGGAAATGCAGGGCCAGTGAGCACGCCTCCACCGGGGTGATGTCGGCGGCGTAGTCGCCCTTGGGGCGCCCGAACCCGAACCCACCGGCCGAGCCGATCGAGCGTTTTACCGCGATCGCCACAGCGTTATCGAGTTGCGACTGTCGCCAATGCCGGATGGTGTCGTGCTCGGGGTCGAGCCCTTGGAGAACCTTGGTCGCAGCTCGGCGGACATCCACTGTCGTAGCCGGGGTGAGCGTCGGGCGTGGCATGGCCCGGGAGAGGGTCTCCACCTCGACACCCGCCGACTGGGAGAGCTGATCGTAGATGATGTCGGTTTTGTATTTGCGGGCGAGGGCGAGCACCCGGTTGGCGAACCCCGAGGTTCCCTGCTGGTGGTGGAGGAGGCCGATGCCGACGCGCGCCGGGGTGGCCTCGTCGGCGCCGCCGTCGAGGCGGAGCGCCTCGGATACGAGGTCGGTCGGCGCCTCGTCATGGTGCCATGCCACGCCCACGGATGCCCACAGCCCGTCGGGGTGAATGGCGATCGCCATGGCGAACCGCTTGGGCGGCGGCGGGAGCTGCCCGCCGACCACGGTGCGCTCCCACTGGGCGGGCGGAATGAGCCCCACGTTGGAGCCCTCGGAGCCGAATAGCCCGAGGTACTCCATGTTGAACTTCTCCCGCGGGAACTTCTCGTAGTTGCGTTGTACCGCCTCGATAGGGGTAGTCCACCCGACGCCCGGGTGGTATTTCTCGATCAGGGCCCGGACCCGTGCCCGGGGGTGGTCCGCGTCGGGCTCCCACGCCTCCAACTCCTCCGGGTCGATCATGTCCGGGACTGAGTGCCGGATGACACCCGCGGTCGGGTCGTTGAGGGTGTCCCACAACAGGTTGCCATCGCGGTACTTGGCGCCGGTCCCGGAGACAATGAATTGCGCGCCGGGCTTGGTGTCCATGGTCGGGAGCACCGCAATGGTCAAGTCCTCGGACAGCTCGGGCTCGGCCTCTCCACCCTCATCGACCCACCCGGCATCGAACCCGCCCGATCGGAACCCGTCGCCGCCCGGCGCGTAGACGTTGAACCACGAGCCCATAGTTGGCCAGTGCATGTGCTCGGTGCCCTTGCCCACATTGACCGTGAATGGCATGTCTTTGGGGTTGGGATAGAGGCGGGTGATCGGCGCCACAATGTCCTTGCGGAACCGCTCCGAGGCTTTCGCGCCGGTCGTGGCGAGGGTCCACCCGACCACGTAATCCTCCCGGAGCGAACACCGGCCGAGGAGCACCGCCTGAATGCTCGTGGTCTTGGTCGTGCGGCGGGGCTCGAGAATCCCGTTGATGAAGTACCCCGCGTTGAGCATGTCCGCGATGGCGAGCTGAATGGGCGTCGGTCCGGTCCCGCCGTCGCCCGCCCTCGTCATCCGGTCGAGGCGGAGGAGCCGAGCCCCCTCTAGGAACTCGGCTCGGGTCTGCTCGGTCGTGACGTACTCGGTCGCATGCAGCGCCGGGACCGCGAGCTCTCTCCACTCGATCCACGTGGCCTCGTCGGCGAGGTCCGCCATGGTCGGCGCCGGGCGAACCAACAGGGTTGTCACGTCAGCCACCCGAGCACCGCGGCGACGGCGGAGAACGCCGCGGCGATGATGGCCACCTCTGCGGCGATCCGTGCCCGGCGCTCGGCCAGCTCGGCGCGCCGGGCGGCGACCGTGGCCGCGGTCACGGCGGACTCCATGGCGACAGCGGCGGAGGCGGTGGCGGTGGCGGTGGCGGTGCGGCGCTCGGCCGGGAACCCGGTGGCGGTGCGGCGCTCGGCCGGTGAGAGTGGCCGAGGCTCGGCGAACGGGTTGTCGCTCGGGCGAGGGATTCGGTGATCCATTTTGTACCAATCGTTGTCTCAGTTC